CCGGGGCTCCGCCGTGCTTATGCATGTGGGTGTTAAAACTCTTTCCTCTACCGTTAATGGAGAATACTAATGTCGCTCTCGACGAAGTCCAGGACGCTGTTGGCGGAAAATACGCCATACGTTCAGAACTTCGGCACTGGGCCGATCGAGTATCGGCCTCACGCTCATATCGAGACGACAACCTCAGAACGAGGACCCAACTACCTTCGCCGTATTCAGGCGGGGACAATGGGGTTCTCCCCAGAAGTAACCGAGAAACTTCTTCGGTTCGACTGGGGCCATTACTTCTACAGTAAGAAGTCATGGCTGAAACGAGATTCCTATCGCGACGTGTCACTTTCATCTGGTCCGCCACAAGCACCGACTCTTCGGTACAATGGTGGGTTGATGGCTGTGAACCCCTCTAGCAAAATCCATGTTATGGGTAATGCTGAGATGACCTTGCAGCAATTGCAGGCCATGTTGCTAGGAATGGGAGCGACGGCTATTAGCCGCACAATCCCTGGCAAGAGCGCAGTTGATCTGGCTACCTCGCTTGGCGAACTTCGCCAAGATGGCCTTCCTAAGGCCATCGAATTCCGAACTATGTTCGAGAATCTTAAGGACTCACCTAAAAAGGTGGCCGACGGATACTTGAACTTGGAATTCGCGTGGAAACCGCTCATCAGCGATCTTCTGGGTATCCTTCAAGTAGCTGCCAAATCCGAAAGGATTTTGGAACAGTACAAGAGGGACTCAGATCGACCAATCGGTCGACGCTACGAGTTTCCTGAGGAGACCTCTGCGTGGACGACTAAGGAAGCTAATCAGCGACCTTATCCGGCGCTCGCCAGTACTTGGTGGACGACGGTGTCGGCATACAGAGGATACGGGGAACTGACGTCCTCTTATAAGAGGACATCCCGTACTTGGTTTTCCGGTCAATACCGGTACCATATCCCGGATTATCCGGGAGTACGTGGAGACATTGCCGAATGGCAGCGTCAAGCACGAGTCCTTTTGGGGCTCGATGCCAGTCCTAAGCTCTTTTGGGAGCTTACCCGTTATTCGTGGTTGGCTGACTGGTTCGCGAACTTTGGTGATATTCTTACCAATGTGAGCGCGATCGGGAAGGATAACCTAGTCCTTCAGTATGGATACATCATGCGGGAGACGACGATCGAGGGTGAGTTCGCTTGGAACTCATATACCCCGCCGGTCGATCGTCTTCCGCTTCAGTACATCACCACGAGTGGTGTCTATAATGAGAAGATCCGAATGAAGGCGACTCCATATGGATTCGGCCTTAATCCGAGCGTTTTTACTGCTCGGCAATGGGCGATCCTAGCGGCGCTCGGCATTAGCCGGGCTCCGAACGTGCTTTAGTATGCGCACGTTCCTCCCCTTGTTCGATTGGGCGTAAGCCCCCGATACAAGTCAATACCAATTTAATATTAGTAAAGGAAGATAGTCTCATGGCATTTGCCGATCCGCAGAGCGTTACGATCAATGCTGTCGCAAACTCGCTGCCGCGAACGTCCTCGGACGTAAGCAGCGGCGCGTTCAGTAAGGATGATGGGACGGTCAAGCTGACCATCTCACATCAGTACGCGCGACGGAACCGTCGACAGGTGCGTCTGGACGCGAGTAAAATCGCGGCCGACCCGTTCGTCGCCGGGCAGAATAACCAGGTCTCGATGAGCGCCTACCTTGTGGTGGACGTTCCGAAGCAGGGTTATTCGATCGCCGAACAGAAGCAGATTGTGGACGCCCTTACGGCGTACCTCACTGCCTCGTCCGGTGCTCGCGTCACCCAGCTGCTGGGTGGCGAAAGCTAACAATTTACTGCGGTTAGGCTAGCTGTGGGCAGGAATCCATTAACCCTATATGAAAGGGCATAGGATGAAAAGCCTGTTGCTATTTTACCTAGAGGTGCTCAACGAATTGGGCACTCAACACCCTGCAAGCACTGCTCGTGATGCAAAAACAATCACGAGTCGGTTCGAACACGAGGGGTTGTCGTTTCTTACGATTACCCTGACTACTTTTGGTAAAGACTTCGAAAAAAGCCTCGACCTTGAGTATGTCGCTCACGACCGTTTTATGGGCTTTGCCCGTTACGGCGGTCTCCCCCGACTTTTCGGAGGTTTCCTTGAGCGTGTGTTCGACCGTAGTACTGGTAGGTTGCTGGATAATCCCGACCTAGCCGCAATCAGAGCCGTGCGTCAGCTTACGCTGATGTTTGGCAAGATTGGAGTACAGTGCTCAGATGAGCGAGTACAGAAGGCCAAGGACAAGTACATCCAGTGTGAACAGGATGTTCGTAGCAGTGACCGCAATGCTAGCCCTAGCGATAAGCTGGACTACATGCGTGTGGCTGCTAGCCTCTGGACTGATGCCTTAAGTGTCCTGGAAAATGACCTCTATCAAGAGCTCAACTTCCCCGGGTCCTCTGGGCTGCGTCCGAAGCACGGTCGCGGTAGCACCGCTGACGGCCTGACCGGTAACAAGAAGTACCGGCAGAACGAGTGGACTGCGCGATTGCACGACGTTTTCCCCTATTGGGATTACGTTTATGCTAGTCATTACCAACTCCTTAATGAGGGGGTCGATAGTGACCCGTTGAACATCCTTGAGCCCGGCGCCGAGAGACCTGTGAAGGTCATCACGGTACCTAAGACGTTGAAAACGCCACGCATTATCGCCATGGAGCCGACCTGTATGCAGTATATGCAACAGATGCTCCATGAGCGACTGCAGGAGATATTCCGTGTGGTTGACACCCCACGGAACCTGATCTGCTACGATAGCCAAACTCCGAATCAGGAGCTCGCACGTATAGGGTCCCTTGACGGTTCCCTGGCCACACTCGATTTGAGTGAGGCGTCAGATCGCGTTTCCTATCAGCATGTACGCTGGCTGCTGGCCGACTTTCCTCATGTTATGAGGGCAGTCGATGCCACCCGCTCGCGGAAGGCTGACATTGATGGCAAAGTCGTGAGACTAGCCAAATTTGCGTCTATGGGCTCAGCGCTTTGCTTTCCCATGGAGGCGATGGTTTTTGCCACCGTCGTGTTCCTAGGGATTGAGCGTGCGCTCAACCGACAGTTAACGAAGGGTGATATTACGTCACTTTTCGGCAAAGTGCGTGTCTACGGGGATGACATTGTTGTCCCCACAGAATACGCAGGTTCCGTCCAAGCAACCTTGCAAGCTTTTGGCTTCAAGGTCAACGCCGACAAGTCTTTCTGGAACGGTCAGTTCCGTGAGTCTTGTGGCAGGGAGTACTTCCGCGGGCATGATGTTTCCATAACACGTGTTCGTACGTTGTTCCCAACCGGGCGGAGTGACGCAGGCGAGATTGCTTCGACCGTGTCCCTCAGAAACCACCTATATCAGCGTGGTCTGTGGAACTCGGCGAGCTGGCTGGATAAAAGGATCAGGAAACTGATCCCCTTCCCGAAAGTTAAGGAAGGATCCGCCATTCTCGGCAGACTCACCAACGATGATGACCTCACGGTCGGTCGTAGGTGTAGCAAGACCCAGCGCTCCCTTGTCAGGGGCGCGAAGGTCAAGGCTCATGAGCCATTATCACTAATTGATGGCTATGATGCTCTGCTAAAGTTCTACCTCAAGAGGGGCGACAAACCCTTCGACGTAGAGCATTGGTTGCGCACAGGGCGTCCCCAACGCGTCAGTGTCGAATATGTTTGGGCACCAGTTCGGTAGAGCTGGTGGGCTCCCCCTTCGA